AAAAATAATGCAAAAATTATTAAAGAACGAGAAAAGAAATTTGGTAAAAAAGTAGGTGATCATGGAATGAGTTATCATTCTACATCATTAGTTGGAGATCCTGCTTTAAAAGAATTACAAGATTATATTGGAGCAACTAGTTGGAATGTTTTAGATCATATGGGTTATGACTTAACTAACTATGAATTATTTTGGACTGAATTCTGGGTACAGGAATTTGGTGAAAAAGGCGGCGGGCATCACGAAGGTCATATACACTATGATAACCATATATCTGGTTTTTATTTTTTAAAATGTAGTGAAAAAACTTCAATGCCTGTTTTCCATGATCCAAGACCAGCTAAACTTATTACACAGTTACCATTAAAAGATGAAAAAGAAATTACACTTGGAACACATCAAATACATTACAGACCAAAACCAGGTACAATGATATTCTTTCCAGCTTACATGGAACATCAATATGTGGTAGATGATGGTGTAGAACCTTTTAGATTTATACATTTTAATCTACAAGCTGTGAGAAGAATGATTACAGATACTGTAAGAAAACAAACTAAAGGAGAAGTATGAGTTTTAAGAAAAATAAATATGCAATTATAAAAGGAGCAATATCAGAAGATCTTGCAAAGTTTTGTTATGATTATTTCATGATGAAAAGAAAAGTTGCAAGAACAATGTTTGATACAAAATACATTAGTCAATTTACGGAATATTTCGGCGTGTGGAATGATGCTCAAGTTCCTGAAACATATTCACATTATTCTGACATTGTAATGGAAACATTACTTGTAAAATTACTTCCAATCATGGAAGAGACAACAGGATTAAAATTAAATTCAAATTATTCTTACGCTAGAATTTATAAAAAAGGAGATGTATTACATCGTCATAAAGATAGATTCTCATGTGAAATATCTACAACTATGCATTTAGGTGGTGGTTGTTGGCCAATTTATTTAGAACCAGATGCATCACAAGGTGGTGTAGATGAGAAAACAGGAAACTATAAAGCATCAAAATCTAAAGGTGTTAAAGTAATGTTAGAGCCAGGTGATATGTTAGTTTACAGAGGAAATGAATTAGAACATTGGAGAGAAAAATTAACCTTTGATGATTGTGGTCAAGTATTCTTACATTACAATAATGTTGAAACTAAAGGATCTAAAGAAAATATATACGACAGACGTCCACATTTAGGACTTCCCGCTTGGTTTAAAAAGTGATATATTAACCTCTTACTGGAGGAGCTTACCACCAATTCTACCTCAAGCTCCTCTGGTATTTACAGTATTTATAAGTATAATGAGAGGTTATGCCACTACAAAAGATACAATTTAAACCTGGATTTAATAAACAACAAACCGCAACCGGAGCTGAAGGGCAATGGATTGATGGGGATAATGTTAGATTTAGATATGGTGAACCTCAGAAAATAGGTGGCTGGGAAGAATTAGTTAATACAACATTAGCAGGTCCCGCGCGAGAACAACACACTTGGACTGCATTAGATGGTAAAAAATATGCGGCCATCGGTACTTCAAAATTATTAGTTATTTATTATGAAGGTTTCTTTTATGATATTACACCCCTTAATAGTCCATTAACTTCTTGCACCTATACATCAACAACTGGATCAGCAACAGTTACAATTAATAAAGCAGTTCATAATTTAGAAGTTGGTGATTATATTATATTTACATCGGTTACAACTCCAGGAGCACCTACAACAAGTTATACTACAGCAGATTTTACAACAAATACTTTTGAAGTTATATCAATTCCAAGCTCTTCAACTTTTACAGTTACAATGCCAAGTGTTGAAAGTGGAACAGGTGTTACAGCAGGTGGAACTATAACTACAACTGCTTATATTGATATTGGACCTACATTTCAAACTCCGGCATATGGATATGGTACAGGATATTGGGGTGGATCAAATCCAACGTCTTCTACTACTTTATTAAATGGGGCAATAGATAATATTGTTACAACTATTACAGTAGATTCCACTGCATCTTTTCCAGCTGCTGGAACAATGTATATTGGAACAGAATTAATTACTTATACAGCTAAAACAGCGACAGATTTTACCGGTTGTGTTAGAGGAACAAATGGTACAACTGCTGCATCTCATTTGGATAATGCTGTTGTAACGAATGCAACAATGTGGACAGGTTGGGGTGTACAATCCAATACTACAAATACTGTACTCGCTCCTGGTTCCTGGTCACTTGATAATTATGGCCAACTTCTTGTTGCAACTGTTAAGAATGGTGGAACTTATACTTGGGATCCATCTGTAGCATCTCCATTAATAACAAGAGCTGCAATTGTTGCAAATGCACCAACAGCCTCTATTATGACTCTTGTATCTGACCGAGATAGACATTTATTTGCACTTGGAACAGAAACTACAATTGGTGATCCAACAACTCAAGATCCAATGTTTATAAGGTTTTCTAATCAAGAAGATATTAATACTTGGACTCCAAGAGTAACAAATACTGCAGGAACTTTTAGGCTAGATACGGGAAACGAGATTATAGGAGCTGTACAAGGTAAAGATTATATTTTTGTACTTACTGATGCTGCGGCTTATGTTATTCAATTTGTAGGACCACCATTTACATTTTCGGTAAGACAGGTTGGAACAAATTGCGGATGTATTGGTCAACATGCAATGGTTTATGCACAAGGTGCTGTTTTCTGGATTGGATTTGGAGGAGGATTTTTTGTTTATGATGGAACAATTAAACAATTACCATCTTTAGTCGAAGATTTTGTATTTACTACAGAAGGTGGTGGATTAGGAATTAATTATAATGCAAGTCAAATAACTTATGCATATCACAATAGTTTATATAATGAAGTAGGTTGGAACTATGCACAATCAACTTCTTCTCAAGTAGATAGAAATGTAGTTTACAATTATCTTGAAAATACTTGGGCTACAGGATCACTAGCGAGAACAACTTATGAAGATGCATCATCATTTGATTTGCCTTATGCAACTCAATATATTGTAAATGCAACACCTACATTTCCAACAATAAATGGTGTAACTAATACTTTTGGCGCAACTAAATACTGGGAACATGAAATAGGAGTTAATGAAGTTTCTTTTGCAGGAGTTGAAACTGCGATTACTTCTTATGTTCAATCTGGAGATTATGACATATCTGAACAAGGTTTAGGTGGAGATGGTCAACTTATAATGCGTGTTAAACGATTTATTCCAGACTTTAAAAATTTAGAAGGTAATGCAAAAATAACTTTATTTTTCAGGGATTACCCAGCTAATGCAAATTCAACACCCTCTACAACACCGCCTTTAATTACTGGACCTTTTACAATTACATCATCAACTGATAAGGTAGACACTCGCGTACGAGGAAGACAAGTAAGTGTAAAAATAGAAAATGATGCATTAGATGAAACTTGGAGATATGGAACTTTGAGATTAGATATTGAGGCAGGTGGTAGAAGATAATGGCAAAGATAAGTGCATATATACCAGAACCATCACAAAATTATGATGTTAATAATCAAAGACAAATAATTGAAGCACTTAATACTATTAAAGATCAACTTAACTTTGGATATCAACAAGATTTAATTAACCAACAAAATGCTATGACACAATTTATATATGGAACACAATCTGGATCTTTTTGTCCACAACAACCTATTGAAATAGCAGGTGGTGGAGGTTCTAATGCTTACGATGCATTTGGAAGATTAAGAGTATCTAATCCACTTACTATCTTTGACAGTAAAAATGTAATGTCAAAAAATAATCTATTTGATGAATCAACGGCTAATGGTGGAACAGTTACTTATACTGCAAATAAATCTACAGTTAATTTAAATGTAACAGAAGCAGCAGGATCTACAACAATAAGACAATCTAAAAGAGTCATATCTTATCAACCAGGCAAATCATTACTTATTTTTAATACATTTGTAATGAATGCACAGACAGAAAACTTAAAACAAAAGGTTGGATTGTTTGATGGTAATAACGGAATATTCTTTCAAGACACAGGTACAGGTTATCAAATTGTAAGACGTACTTATACATCAGGAGCTGCAGTTGATACTGAAGTTAATCAATCGGCATGGAATGGAGATAAATTAAATGGAACAGGACCAAGTGGATTTACACTAAATGCAGCAACATCTAACATATTATTTATTGATATTGAATGGTTAGGAGTTGGATCTGTTAGAGTTGGATTTGTTATTAATGGAAAGTTGATTACGGCGCATACTTTTTATAATGCAAATAACTTAACAACTGTTTACATGCAAACTGCAAATTTACCTATACGATATGAAATTAATAGAAACGGGACACTAGCAGCGGGAACATACACATTACAACAAATATGTTCTTCTGGTATTTCTGAAGGTGGATATCAACCAGAGGGAATTTTAGAATCTGTAGGAACAGCGAGTTTAGGTGGAGTTAATTTAACAACTGCAGGAACTTTTTATAATTTAGCAACAATAAAAATTAAAGCTAATAGACCATATGCTGTTATTGTACCTAATGGATTTGTTGCATCTGCTGTATCTAATTCTGACTTTGAAGTAGAATTAAGACAAAATGCTACTCCTTCTACACCGTTTTCTTATACAAGTTATTCTGATAATATAGAATATGATTTAACTGGAACAACAACAATTACTGGTGGAACTATTGTAGGTAGAACTTATTTATCAGGTAAAGGTGTTTCTATAGAAACATTCGGAGATGGTTTAAATTTTCAATATCAGATAGGACAAACTATTGCAGGGGTTTCTGATACACTAACATTGTGTGCAAGAGGTGCAGCTAATAATGATGATATTATTGGTTTAATTAAATGGTTTGATTTAACATAATGGCTATATTTTATAAAAATCAGGGATTTGTTTTATCAACAACAAACTTAACAACTGTATTAAGTATTAACACTTCATCTGTTGCAATTGTTAAAGATATTGCTGTAACAAATGATAGTTCAACTGCAGCTGAATTAGATATGTATATTTATGATTCATCAGCAACTACAAATTATCAATTTTTACATGCATCTATTCCAGGACTATGTAATGGAAATGCTGCTCAGACAGTCTTGAATTTAGAAGAAGGAGATGCTATATTAGCTCAAACACCAACTGTTGATGTTATTAAAGGCGTTATCAGTTATGCATTATTAGACAGAACGGGAGAAAATGGATAGTATAACTAATACAGAAGAAATTATAAAAAGTAAAAAAACTGGAAAGACATATAAAACAATGGAAGATTTCTTAAAAGAAAATACATTAGAAGATTTACAAAAAGATGTGTCTATAAAAATATCCAATAAAGGATTAGATTTATTTCAGAAAGTAATGAATAAAAAATGAACCCTAGAGGTGGTACAGAATTACAGGTAGAATTATTACATAAATTTGTAGATAAAAATTTATTAGATAAAGTTCAAATTACAACATCCGTACCGGAGAAAATACCATTACATCCAACTAAACCAAATATACTTTGGCAACAAAATTCATATGATCAAGCTAATCTAGCACCTTGGTTTAAGAATAAAGATAATCATAAAAAATATGATTGGTATGTATTTAACTCACATTGGTGTTATGAAAAATTTAGAATGATGTTTGATATACCAACATCAAAATGTTTAGTTATTAAGAATGCAATAGATAAAATAGAACCTAGAAAATTAGAACATACTAAAGGTGATCCTGTTAAATTAATATATACTTCAACACCTTGGAGGGGGTTAAATGTATTACTTGCCGCGATGCAACTTGTTAAAAATACATCTGTTCATTTAGATGTATATTCATCTACACAAGTATATGGGGATCAATTTAAATCAGCTAATGATAAACAATTTCAAGAATTATATGAACAAGCAAAAGCATTACATAATGTAAGTTATATTGGTTATAAACCTAATGAATTTATAAAAGATAATTTAAAAAACTATCATATGTTTGTATATCCAAACATATGGGAAGAAACATCTTGTATTGCAGCAATAGAAGCTATGGCTGCAGGGCTTTATTGCATTACAACTGATTATGGTGCGTTATTTGAAACAGGTTCAGAATACATTACTTACATACCTTATGAAAAAGATTACATAAAATTAGCACATACATTTGCATCTGTAATAGATGTAGCTGCAGATAGGTTAGGAGATGAGGGAGTAAGAGATCATTTAAAATCACAAATAGAATTTACAAATAGATTTTATTCTTGGGATTTAAGAAGAAATATTTGGAATAGATTTTTACAAGGAGCAGTTGATGCCGGACGCAAGTAAGCCGATTTGGTTTAATAAACCAAACGATGTAAAGGTAGTTACAAAAGAACCTGAAATAAGAATCTATGTAGCAACTCCGGTTCATAGCGAATGCTCTATTCATTACACACAAGCATTATTAAAATTTCAACAATGCTGTATGATGAATGGAATATTAGTTTCTTTTTCACTTCTTAAATCATCTTTAGTTACACAAGGTAGAA